TTAATGTATGCTAACCGACAACATATTGTCCGTAAGAAGGGTTTAATTCAAAGTACATTCGCATCATGATAGCGTCGGCAACGTCAGGCGAAATTCCCTCGCGGTTCTTGATTACGTCCTTTGGGGTTACTTGCAACTTTCCGTCCACGTCTGCGCGGTGTCGTTTAATCATTTCGAGCTCACGCACAATTTGTTCTTTGCGCGTACTGGATAGAATAGTGAGCCGATTCTCCTCTACATATTGAGCCAATTTGTAGTAACATTCGCTTTTCAAATTTTGGTATTGCTGGTGCTTGGGTTTTGATCCGTTGACAAACCCTCGACACTTAAGAAAATCAACCACTCCACCACCAACACCGTCCTCGTCGCAGAGAACATCTTGTAACAAAATGTTATGTGTATTTGTTACGACGCGTATGCGGTTAACGACTTCGTCCAACGCTGCTCTATTGAGTTCAATAATGTCGATGATAGTAAGTCCTTCCCATACACAGATAATCGTTCTATCCTTCCCGAAACGCGCTATGTCGGCTGTGATATATTTCTTTCCTTCATTGATTACTTCGTTGCGGAACATTCGCAGTAGGTTCTCCGTTTGAAACAACTTGTCGCTGTCGTCGTCAAACTCCCAGTTGCCTTCTAAAAGTCTTTTCCTGTCATACTCTGGAAGGCGACGCAACGATTCGATATAAGCAACAGGAAGGAAGGGGTTGTCTTGCGGTAACGCTTGCACAAACGCACGGTGTGAAGGTAGTTCGTTCCTATTGTTCTTCATATAGAACTCATTATACAACCAACCCTTCGCAGGATTGCATGACAAGAAACCTTTCGGAATAAGACCGAATTCGTTCAACTTGTAACGACATCTGGAGTGAACAATGCTCACCGCCTTTTCTGTTACTTCAGAACATTCATCTACGAAATAGTCTGTAATTTCTAACGAACCTAATGAATTATAGTTGACATCTGAGGGGTAAGCCTGCAAGTCTTTTAGGACTATTTCGCTTCCGTTAAAAAACTTAATTATGTTAGATTGTCCGTTGAACGTGTAGTGTTTATTCGCTATCAATCCAAACTCCTCAGCCGTTTCAAAGAACGTATTTAAGGTCGTCTTTTTTAAGTTGTCTAACTTTGCACGACCAATTAACGAACGTGTGCCTGCGTACTTCAAACGACGTTGTATCTGCCACATACAACCGAACTTAGTTTTCCCACCCCCTGCTGCGCCACCATACAACAATTGCTCAACGATGCTATCGGTGTTTAAGTAATTCAACGCTTCAATCTGACGCGGTAGGTAGGTTGGTTTGTATGGTTGCATTAAAATAGTTTTAGTTGAATACGTTCTTTTTTTCTAACAGTCCATTGTTCAGCCATAGCTTTCGCAATGCCTGGAAAAGTCTTTGATCTTGCTTTTGCTCTTTCGCCGTTTTTATGTGGTAAAAAAGCTGTTTGATAATACCAAAGATCTTGTCTTTTTTTCTTTCCTGTTTTTTTATCAATCCATTCAAAAAACTCACCTTTTTCAACTATATCTGTTGGCAGTAAATTCGGTAAATTTTTTAACCACAAACAAGTTGATTTTTGAACTTTATCTCCGAATTGATAAGGCTGAATAATTTGATTCGGTTTCCTATAAATTTTGCTCATTATACCAATTGGGTTTTCAACTGCAATTTTTTCAATCGGAGCATTTATTATTTTCATAAAAAAATTTATTGCCTCTTGCTGTCTTCCGTCTTTTCTTTTTTGCTCAAACCACGCAGCACCGCTGACTGCTAAATGTGTACAAGGTGGAAATGCTATCATGATATCCCAATTCCAACCTATTTGTCTAATCAAAGCACCTTTTGAATGTTCTTTATCTTTGTATTCATACTCTTGCTCGTCACTCCATACGTCAAATTTTAAAGCAAAATTATCGTTAATAGTAACTTCATTTGTATCAAACCAACCATTCATTACTTCAATAGCATCTTGTTCAAAATGCCATTCTGGATGCTCTCCACTACAAGGCAACAAATCACAACTAAACGCTTCGTGTCCTAATTTACGAAGTTCTATTGTAACTGCTTGGCTCTCTTCACAGGCGACAAGTATTTTCATTGCTTCGACAAGTATAATTTGTACAACTCACGCATTCCTTCAAAGCGAATTGATTCCTTCAGCAACATTCTTTTTCTGTCGCTCATGCGCTCAACCATTGACTGAACGAGCTGTTGTTCGAAATAAATGTTCTTCTTCGCGTTCGCTTTGCACAGTCGGTATTCTTCTTCGGTGAAGGTGTCAGCGTTTATCTGTTTGCTTTCTTCCAACCACCTCATCAAAGACACCGCACGAATTTCAATTACTGTGTACTTTCCTTTTTTATAGTTGTGCAAATCTTCTGCTAACATTCTTCTCCAGCTATCGTCGTTTATCGCCATTTCTTTTTCTTTTAGTTGTTTTGATTCTTGTTCTTTTGCTTCCGCGATTTCATTTTGAATTTGCAGGTTGGCCTTGTCGCGGTGTGGTTTGTAGTGCGTCAACACGTCACCAATAAACACTACGCTCAATGCTCCAAAATGTTCGCATTTCTTTGACAGTTCATTCGCAGCGTTTAGTTCGAACGCTAAGTTGAAGTGTTCGAATGTAACCCAACGAAAGTGCTTACCTATAAACTCATGCAACATTTGCAACAGTTGCGCTTCGGGTAACGCGATGCCGTACATAGCGCACACCTTTGAGCAAAGTTTAACGAACGCAGGTAGTTCGTAATCGGCAACGAACGCGCTTTCACGCTCCGCACGATCAACCCTTTGTGTAATGCTGAGCGTCGTTGAAGATGCGTTGCGCAGCATCGGAATCGAATTTTCCATTTTTGATTTTTGTTGTTTGGTTTGTAGTTACAAAAGTAGACAAGTCCCATTTACGAACGGCAGCCTTCCAGTCTTTCATTTGATTCCTTCCGACCTTCCAACCGTTCGCTTCGTAGTGAGCGTGGAATTTCTCGGTAAATGCAAGCGCGTCTTTGTCGCTTAACTTCTCGCAAGCGTAGTCGTATATTTCAACAACCGTTGGTTTGACGAACGCAGCCTTCTTTTCTTTTGTTGGTACTGGAAGTTGAGCGGGTTGCGCATTCAATAGTTGTTGAACTTGCGCTTCGAGAATCTCGATTCTCTTTTTGAGTTGTAGTATTAACATCGTTTTATTTTTTAGTTAGTCCCAACCTTCACCTTTGAAGTCGTCTGCGTCTTCTTCTTTCTGACAATCGTAACACAAACCGATTTCGTCTTCGAACAATTCTTGAACGTCGGAGTTATCCCAATGTTCGTAAACCATATTTGAATGTTTAATGTCAGCGATGCGTTCCTCTATTTGGTCTACGTCGCAATTTCTGCAATAGTCTTTCATTTTCTTTTCAGTTGTTTTTTGAGTTTAAGTTCTTTTTGATGTTCTAAATGCTCGACAAACTTAATAAAAAATTTCATTGGTTTAGCATAACCCATTTCTTCGAGTATGTAACAGATTCGCTCGACGTTGGCTGCGTAATTCCTGTCACATTCGATTTGCCAACTAACTTGTTTCACTCCGTGCATTACGGTAGCGTGGTCTTTGCCGTAGTGCTTACCTATTGATTCGTAGCTTTGAAGGTAACACGGACGGATAATAAAGAAAATTACTTGACGCGCTGTAACTATCTCGCGTTTTCTCGTTGGTGTGTACAACGCTTGCGAAGGAATACCTAAGACGCTGCACGTCACATCTTCTAACGCGCTCCAAAACACTTCTCTTTCGTTCTCCAGTTCTTGTTGCTGTTTGATTTGTTCGCTTGTTAAACGCTCGTAGCGTGGTGTCAGCATCAACCATAGCGTTTCGAAGCGTTCCATATAGCGAAACGGTATCATGTCGATTAGCTCCTGTCGTATTTGTTCGTTAGTCATTCTCTTCGTTTATTAATTTGGTTGGTGTAAAGGTGCTGAATACTTCTTCGCGAGATAGACCAGTGTGAAGGCAAATGTTGTTGAAGTCTTTTATTCTCATTCGTTCGGGGTGCGTGACGTAAAGGCGCGCCGTTGGATCGCTTATGCGCAACACGTTCTTAAAATTCTGCATCGTCTTGAAGTTAACCTTGACAAGGCGACCGAATGGCGTTTTATAGATTGCTTTATTCATTTGTTTAATCCTCCAAATCTTGAAACAAAATAATCATATCCACAATATTTATAACTATTATCAGTAGGTAGTACATCATGTCCTTCTTGTACAGCTAATTCAATTTCTTTTTCAAATTTTAAATCAGCTTCTGTAAAATCACTTTCGTAAAGCATACCTCTTGTAAAATACTTATCTCTTAAAATATCAATTGGTGTTTTCATTGTATGGTTTATTATTCATTAAGTGTCATAAAAGGCGCGTATGTATAATATAAACGCCTTTTATAACACCTTATTCATTTAGAAAGGTAGGTCGTCTTCGTTCTCTTGCGTTGGCTTAACTAAACCGCTTTGTTCCAACATTGCCTTCGCTTTGTTCATTTGATCCGCAGCGCGGTCTAAACGTTGGCTAAATTCAGCCGACGAACTAACTTTGTTTTGAAGCCACTCTGGAAGCATCTTGAAACGCAAGTCGAAGTCTTCGCTGTCGTAGTCTAAAAGAAACGCTGCGTTCACCTGTGGAGGGCAAGACATTCCTTTTGCAAGTGGTGAAGCTCCTTTTAAGTCTGCAT